CCAAACTATGGTTAGGGATTCACAAGAAGCAATTGATACATTTATGAATTGTGATATGGATTATTTAGTTCTTGGTAATGTATTTTTATCTAAAAAAATCATTTAGTTAACATTTACATAACAATTTCTTAACATTGATATACTTATAATAAAGGAGGTATATTATGAGAAATTTATTTCTAACCATCCTCCTACTCTTATTAATTAATCCACTTTTTGCTGATGAAGGTAAAAAGTATTTAGAGCAGGTGGGTGATAACACTTACTATTTTGTTGAATACGATACAAATGGTAAAATGCTACAAAGGGGATATTATATTTTAATTGACGGAAATTATATTCTCGATGGTTTATGGTACAATTCAAAAGGTACAAAAGCTAGGTATAACGAAGGAGATTTGGTGTGGATTAAACCGAAAGGACATTCTCGATATACTTATAAACAGATAGAGTACGAACAAATGAAGGCTGAAATCAAACGATTAAAGTCACTTGTGGCTCAAATCAACTAATCGTAATTCAAAGAGATTAGTATCAAAACCCAACCCCGTAAGGTTGGGTTTTTTGTTTGACACCTGTTATTGTTTACTCATTAGGTGTTAAAATCTAAAACATACTTTTTAGTTCATATATATCATAGTTATTAGTGACATGTCCGAAGTTTTGAAGAAGGAAGAGGTTATCTTTTTAACTAAAAACAGAGGAGACAAATATGGAATTTTTGAAGAATATCGGCAATTGGGCTGATGAATTAACAAAAATCGGTATTAGTATCGTTGCCTTAGGAGTAGTACTTGAAGTACTATTCAAAGGTGTTGAAATCCCATTCTGGCCTAATGTATCAGTAGTTGATAATATTATGGGTATTTTGGGAGGATTAAGTGCTGAGGGTCTTTTAGGACTCGTGGGTGCTTTTGTACTATACCATATTATTAAAAAGTAAGGGTTTACAATAATCCTATAATACAAGGTTGAGGAAAGACCCTACTGTAAAAAGTAGGGTTTTTTCATTTATGATATTTATATATAAGATAATATATAAAAATTATGAGTACAAATTTTGAATTATTTCCTGGCAAAGATTTAAGTGGATTGTTTAAAGACATATACGATAACCAGCAAAATAAGAAAAATAGAATATCAGAACTAATCGCCGAAATGAAAAAGGTAATTAGACATTCTGGTGATATGGCAGTAATTGGTCCAATCATAAAAGATTTAGTTGATACATCAGTAAGAAACGATGAATCATTAATTAAGATGGCAGCAATTGCACAAAGAATGATTGCCTCAAAAGATAAAAATGAAGGTGATGTTGGATTCCTTAGTGATAAAGAAAAAGAACAATTGTTGAATCAATTAGAGGATACTGTAAATGAAGTATCAGAACAACAAGATGCCAAAGTTGATGAACTAACAAACGAAGTTGAAGAACTAAAACAGAAAGTTAACGAGAATGTTTAAATTTGGTGATAATAATGTACAAACATCTAAAGATGTAAGGAAAAGAAAAAACCAAAGTGATATTGGTATAGTAATCGATGTAATATTAGATGATACTAATAAATCACTACCAAGATTTGCAGAAGTAAGTAGTGTAGATGGTGTAGATTCTTCTGATGTACATACTGGTAAGGTAGGTGGAGTTCGTGCTAGAACACTATCTAACTCAGAAGTACAAGATGATGATTTACCAATTATTTATCCTTTAGATGATACGCTAAGAACTTTACCAATACTTGGTGAAGAAGTAAACATAGTAAGGGTTGCAGGAAAAAAATTCTATACTAGATTAGAAACAAGTGGAACTCCAAATATTTCCAACGAAGGATTAACCGAATATAGAGATAAGTTTGGAAATGCAGATAAACCAGGCAAAGGTTCAACATATGGAAACAATGCATCAACAGGAGTTAGTCAACCACAAGGAGGTGATACAAGTAATCAAGGAGATTATGGAGATTACTTTGAAGCAGACGCTAAGATACATAAACTAAAACTATACGAAGGTGATACTTTATTAGAATCAAGATTTGGACAATCTATAAGATTTAGTGGATATAATAATAATGATAATACATTTTCACCAACTATCATCATAAGAAATAGAGAATCCGACCCATCAAGAGAATCACAAGGTGAGTTTCAATCTCAAAAAATAGGAGGATTAACTGAAGAAGATGTAAACAGAGATGGTTCTAGTATTGTAATGGGTTCACGAGATTACCAACTACCATTCATACCTGGTACAGTTGATGATAAAGGAACATCTGATTTTGATACAACACCAGATACATTTAAAGAGTATCCAACTGCAGATGAATTAAAAGGAGACCAACTACTAATTAGTAGTGGTAGGTTAATATTTTCTTCAAAGAATGCTGAAATGATTTTTTATTCTAAAGGAAACTATGGATTCATTTCAGATAAAGGGATGTCAATTGATAATGCACTTGGTATTGATATAACAACTGGTGATAATATAAACATAACAACTACTGATAATGATTTTAGTATTCTTGCTGGACAAGGTAGGATTAACATAGGAGATGATTCAGAAGAACAACTTGTAAGAGGAAACGCGTTAGTAGATTTATTAAGCGAGTTACTTACAGAGTTGGCAAGTGAAACACATCCAACCCCTGCAGGGCCTTCTGGTCCACCAGTAAACGCACCAAAATATAATTCAATCAAGAATAAGTTAAAGGATATATTATCTCCAAATAACTACACGAACTAATGTCTCTTTCAGTATTCAAACAAAATTTGATACAATACATGGATGCAAAGCCAAACACCAGTGATGATTTTGCTGAATTTCTTGTAAGAGAATATGATGTACTTATTAAAAGTGGATTCGATATGATATATCAAGTACCAATACAAACTGGTAATACCCAAACAATGGAATCTTTATTAAAGGCCTTCCTAACAATGAACAACTATAAAAAAGAAGGACAATTAACTATTGGTGATTGGGGCCCAGCATTTAAAGGATATTGGATGGGTGCCCAAGGAGCTTTATTCCCATTACCAGTGATTCCAGCACCACAGACTCTTGAAAATTTACAGACACAGACACATATTATAGTAAATCCTGGTGAATGGAGTATTGATTTACCAACCCCACCAGTTTTGAAAACAGAATCTTTTGTTGAAATATTGGCATTAGCAATAACAACCCACATAATGACAGTACAAGGTTTGATAATAACACTATCGTTATATCCAGTAGCACCAACACCAGTTCCTGGCCCCGGTGTAATTAATTGGACTGGATATTCTGTTCCCCAATAATCTTCAAAATATAAAGAATTAATATTTATATAAAGATAAACAAACTTAATTAAGAATTATGGAAGCGAAGAAAATAGCTAAATTAGTAAAAGTGTTGGTAGAAGCTGAAGTTGCAAAACAACAAGAAAGATTTCTAACTAAAACTTTTCCTAAGATTCTTGAAGAACAAATTAAACTAAGATTAAAAGAATCTAAACCCATACAACCTCAAACAGAGGTAGACCCGTTTTCTCTTGCAGAATCGGTATTGAATGAGGAAAGAAAAACTTATTCAAAAAATCCAACCCTCAATGAGGCAATTGCAAGCACAAAACCATTTTCACAAATGGATAAACAAGTACAATTTAACAGCACTAATGTTGCGATGGGAGGAGGTGTACCACCGAACCTGCAACATTCAATGGCTCATCAAATGGGATATGGAAATCTTGCAGCAGGTGGAGCATCAAAACCACAAGGTTTGGGAGTACAAACTGGTCTTGCAGGATTAGATAGAGTTTTAAACAGAGATAATAGTTCTTTGGTAAAAGCATTTAATAAACAAAAAAATTGGAGACCTGGACAGGATTAAAAAATGGCTTATGAGATTTCAAAGAAGGTAGTAATTGATACTGAGGAATTTAACGATTACGCAGTAGGATTATCGTTACCATTAAAAAATGGTGATGGTGGTTTCTTTGAACAAAATTTCACATCATTTAATCAGGCAAAAAGTAATTTAAAAAATCTATTACTAACAAAAAAAGGAGAAAGAATAGCACAACCAGAATTTGGTAGTGGATTACAATCTCTTTTATTTGAACCAATAGATTCAGAATTTGAAATTAAAATAACTGATACGATAACAGAATCAGTTGAAAAATGGTTACCTTATATAAAGATAGAAGATATATTTATAGATATATCAGATAGTAATAAAGATAGAAACAAAGTAAATGTTGAACTTAAATTTAGAGTTGGTGAAGCTATAAGTTTACAAACAATTACATTTACATTAGGTACATAAGATGGCAATAAATAATTCAGTAAATTCAAACTTTAAAGATAAAGGTAAATCACTAAAGTACCTTAATAAAGATTTTAAGTCTTTTAGAGAAAATCTTATAGAGTTTGCAAAAACTTATTTTCCAAAAACACACGCAGATTTTAACGAATCTTCACCTGGTATGATGTTTATTGAAATGGCATCTTATATAGGTGATGTTTTAGGATACTATATTGATGATACTCTTAAAGAATCATTAATGCCATATGCAGAGGATAAAAGAAATGTATTAGCATTAGCAAAATATCTTGGATATAAAAGCAAAGTAACATCGCCTTCAGTAACCGAATTATCAATGTATCAACTTGTACCATCCAAATACAAATCTGGTTCAACAAGTGATTATGAACCAGATAGTAAGTTTTATTTGAGAGTAAAAGAAGGAATGGTTGCAACATCAACTGGTGGAGTTACTTTCGTAACACAAGAGTTATTAGATTTTAATGAATCTAGTGGAAGAGAAATAACAGTATTCTCAAAAAACACAAGTACTAATGACCCTGAATACTACTTAGTAAAAAAGAAAGTAAAAGCAATATCTGCATTATTAAAAGAAACTGATGTAAGTTTCGGTGCAAATGCTGATTTTGCAAGAATAGATTTAAAAGAAACTGATGTAATATCAATATATGATGTAAGAGATGCAAACTCAAATAAATA